TAGCCGTCGATGAATGAGGTGGCGACTTTGCGGGTTTTGCCGTATGTGGCTGGATCTAGGACGCGTAGCGCAAGACCGCATTCATCGAGAACTTCTGAAACGGTCATCGCGAACTGCTTCGAGACGGCGGTGTCCGCGTCGTTCCAGTTCATGACCGTCTTGCCTTCCAACAACAATTCCTTGGCACGGCGCTGGATGCCAAGCACCTCGGCGACGGTGAATCCGGTGATGAAGAGTCCGCGTGCCATGATTTATGTCCACCACGTCCCGGCCTTCACGCGTTGGCAGGCATCGGCCAAGGTGCAGCCGGGCTTGAGTTGGATGTGCGGGGTGTCCTGGAATCCCTTCCAAGCGCCACCCCATTCGAGTCCGAGCGATTCGGCGATCCTGCCGCAGCATGCCATCAGCGGACTGTTCCACTGCGGTTGGCCGTTGGCGTCGAACACCACGAAATCCCATCCCACGCCGAAGTTATGCCACGAGTAACCGGCCGGGGCGTTGGTCACTATAGGTCCCGGCGCGCTGCGGCCCTTGGCATACAACTCCGCCTGCTCCTGATAGGTGCGGGTGCCTGTGATGATCTTGACGTTGATGCCTGCATCCAGACACTTGAGCAACCACTCGCGGGCCTTCGCCTGAGCGTCTTTCCTGAGTGTGACGATGTTGCCCGCGGATCGTGAGTCAATTGAACCGCCGGACGGAACCGGAGCTGGCGTGGCGGTGTCGAGGCCCAGTCTGGTGGCGACTGCCTGTGCGGTGCGGGGGCCGGGGATGCCATCGGCATTGATACCGAGGGATTCCTGGATTCTGGTCCAAAGCGATGCGCTCATGATTGGCGTGGTGTTCCTGGTTGCGGCTTACTTGCCGGTGCGGGGTTCGATGACGATTTCGACGCGGCCGTCGGGCAGGAGTTTGAGCGTGCCCATCTTGTTGGAGATGCTGCCGCTGACCGGCGGGAGTGTGGTGCAGGAGGGAATGAGCAGGGACAGCGTGGCGAGAAAGATGATGGTTTTCATGGTTCCCCGTCCGGGGTGTCAACTGGCGCGGATGCCGAAGCCTCACGTCCGATGATCTTGAGCATCGTGGCCGCAGTGACCTGCATTGCCTCACAGTCAAAAAGATGCTGCGGTCGTGATCCGATCCGCTCCCACATCCATTTGCCGCTTTTTTTGATCCGGTGCTCGCCTTCCATTTGGGCGAGATAGTCGTCGTCGATGTCATCGGGCACTTCCCACACCGGCCCGTTGTCGCGGTCCTGGTTGCGGCGCAGCCTCGCCAACGAATCCTTGATGTTGAGGTTTGACCAATAGAACACCGAGCAGCTCTGGCCCCTGCCTAACACCACCTTGCGGCGCGGCGAATAGAACCGCTCCACCGACTTCCGGCCTTTGACCTTGTGGGTGAAGGTGGCGCGTTTGTCGCCCATGAGGGCGGTCCATCCGTGTGCGGCGCATTCACGATAGACGTCGTAGGTGGCATATCCCGCGTCGATGAAGACAAGGTTCGGATGAATGCCGAACCGCTCCTGGATGGTCTGCACGTCGGTATAGGTGAAAACCTTTTCGTTCCAGATGAGGCGGCTGGATCCGTCATCGGCCCATGCGCGGACAACCAGGAACAAGTGGTCGAGCTGGCAATCGACCGTGAGGATGCGCAACGGGCAGACACAGGGTTCACCGGCTGGAACGATCCGCCCATGGGCGTCCACGCCCGCCTCACCGTCCCAGGTTTCGCCCTTGAGATAGCCGCCGGGCACGATCTCCAATTTGTAATCCTCCAGATACTCGCGCCATGCCAGCGCCAGCCGCTTTTGATAGAACTGCTGGATCAAGCTCACGTCACCACGGCGGGCGGCGGACTTGGCGCGAAGATAGAGTTCGGCCAGCCGCCCCCAACTCATGGCGCACAAGGCATTCCAATGAAACCCGGCGTTTTCCTTCGGGGCGTTCGGATTGGTGACCACGTAGCGGCCCGATAGATTGAGTTCGCGGCGCGTCCGGTCGCTGTCGTCGAAGTAGTGGTTGCACGAAACGCAGTGCATGGACGTGGTGTCGCGGACCTTCTGGAAATCCCACTCGCCGTCTTCGTTGCGGGCGTCTTTGCTCCATTCAACCTGTTCCCATTTCCACGGCTGGCGGTGGTGGCAGTGCGGGCATGCAAATGTCCACTCGCGCATGTCAGTCGATTCATGCTTGCGGTGGGTGTCGTCGTCATCTTCGCCGCCCTGGCTCATGAACAGGCACTTTCCTAACCAACCAAACGCGGTGACCCGTGCCTCCGCTTCCGCCATGTGGCCCTGCGGCCAACGCCAGGTTTCATCGCCCAGGAGCCAACGGATTGAACGTCGTTGAAGGTTGGTTTTGTTATGGGCACCCAGCACCCATAGGGTCATGCCGTTGGCGAATTGCACGGTGGTGAGGCGCTTCTTGTGCCGGTTGGCTGGATAGAGGGCGCGGACTGGCGGGCATTCGTCGAAAAGTTTCTGGAGACGGCTTTCGCTCTGGTCCTTGGCGTCGTCATCGGTTTGGTCGAGCCACAGGGCCGGGCCGGGCAGGTTGGCGATGATGTAGGCGATACCGAGTTCGCCCACGCTCGTTTTGCCGCTCTGGATCGCGGCGATGATGCTCACCAGGCGGATTTTTGGATCGACCAGAGCTTCCATCGGTTCGCGCATCCACGGCGAGTTGCCCGAACGGAAGCGACCGGGAATGGGCGAATATGGGATCGAGTTGATATGATCCTCACACCACGCCCACGGGGGCCGACGGTCGGGCGGACGCCAGGCATCACGCCAGATGCGTTCGAGTCTTTTCCTGGCTGATTCGACTGTCTTCATGGTTCCTGATGGAGAATGGAAAGCACCTCGTCGATGGCGCGGCGGGCTTCCTCCTGGATGCCGGTGGCGTCGAGTCCTGATAGGATGGGCGGCAACTCCTGCTCGAACTTCTTGCGGAGCATCGACGTTGCCTGCGCAACGAACTCGGTCCAGATCTGCCGGACCTCCTCGACCGCCACATAATCACCGCGCCTGATGCCAAGACGCAGTTCCCTTTCCTCAACCTCAGCCAGCAACTTGCGGGCCTTGAGTGATGATTCGATGTCGCCCGCATCCTTGTTGAGCGGTTCGCCACCCTTCAAATCGTTGCGGCGCATGAATTCGCGCCACGCCGCCACATCGTGCAACCCGTTGGCGGCGGCCTTCGGGGCGTCCTTGCGCTTTTTCCATGTGTTGATCGACTGGCGGGTGATTCCCAGGATGGCAGCCAGTTCGACATGGGATGCGGCGGTTGTTGGTGCCGCGCCGGTCCCCGTGGCCATGGATTGCAGCATCGCCCGTTCGGTGCGCGTCAGTTTGCCACCCTTCTGCACGCGCCCGACAAGGTTCGCGAAGTCACGGGTGAGTAGTTTTTTGGCAATGTCGGGCGCAACGGCATCCATCTGCCGGGTGCGGACGAGTCAACCGGATCGCGGCTTGTCGAGGTTGACTCCCAGAACCTGGCCATGAGCATCCCCGTGCATTGCGCCCACACCCGCCTGGTTGATCCGAACAAGCTGAAACCCAACCCAGTCAACCCGAACCGCCACAGCGCCCACCAGATCCAGCTTCTGGCGTCGATCATCCAGGAGCAAGGGTGGCGCAACCCGGTCACAGTCTCAAACCGCTCGGGCCTGATCGTCCGCGGTCACGGCCGGTTGGAGGCGGCATTGCTGATCGGCTGCGAGGTCATCCCCGTGGACGAACAGGACTATGCCAGCGACGCTGAGGAACTCGCCGACTTGTTGGCCGACAACCGCCTATCGGAATTGGCGGAACTTGACGAGGACGACCTGCGGAAAGTGTTGCGCTCGATCCAGGACGCGGACCCGGATTTCGACATCGAACTGACCGGCTTCATGGAGGACGAAATCCGCAAGCTGATGGATGACGACGGTAAACCCGAGGACGAGCTTGAAACGATTCCCCGCATGGAATGCCAGGCATTCGAGACCCACGACTACCTTGTGTTCATGTTCCACGACCTGCGGGACTGGATGCTGGTGCTTCAACTCATGGGAGTGCATGAGGTTGACTACTCGATCAACCGCAGAACCAAAAAAATCGGCATTGGCCGTGTGCTCCATGGAAAACGACTCATCGAACTCTGCCGCCGCGCCAGCATGGCCGGAACTTCGCCCGTTGAAACTCCGTCTGGTGATCCTGTCGCGCAGCCGGAGCCGCTCGATCACCAGCCACAAGCTGTTTCCGACGGCAACACTTCTCGTTCCCGCAAGCGAGGCTGAGCACTATGCTCACACCGGGCTGGAAATCGAAACCATCCCCGACGAGATCGCCGGCATCAGCGCCGTGCGGAACTGGGTGCTGCGGCATTTCAAGGAAGATGCCATCGTCATGCTCGACGATGATATTTCCGCCTGCGTCTGCATGGTCAGCCTGCGGTGCCGCCGCCTCTCCGTGGTGGAAACCCTCGCCATGCTGGAAAACTCGGCGTATTCGGCCCGTGGGGCCGGGGCGCGGTTGTTCGGCTGGCACCAGCGCAGCGACCCCAGGCTCCTGCAACGCAACGATCCATTCGGGGTGAACCACTGGGTCGGCGGAGCAGTCGGCGTGGTGCGCGACGAACACGGCGGCGTGCCGAAGTGGGATGAATTGCTCAAGTGCAAGTGCGACATCGACGCCACGCTCCAGGAACTCCTGGACAACCGGCTCGTCTGGAACGAGGCCCGTTTTTGTTTCGTCCAGGAGCGCGACAAGAACCTCGGCGGCAACAGCCTGTTCCGCAGCGAGGAACGCATCGCCACCGAGAAGCGATACCTCAAGCGCAAGTGGAAGGCGCATATCCGCATCGAAACCTACAAGAGCCAGGACCGCGTGGCGATGGACGCACCCCGCCGCCAATCGGTGAAGCTCTGATCAAATGGCGTTCAATATTGCTTTCACCATGTGTGTCAAACCGCTAATCTAGCAGACGATGAGTTATCACTTAAACACCAAGCGCGGATACAGCTTCCCGGCAGTTTCCAGCGCGATGCAGAAGGCGGTCCGGCGCGGTGACGCGAAGCTCGCCGGATATTGGGCGCTCGAACTGTGGACCAGCGGATTCGGCCAGTATGTCTGGCGGCGTCTGCTCACCGTGAGCGCGGAGGATTGTTGGGGCATCCTCACCCAGGAGGTCAAGGCGCTCCACGACAGCTACACCGAGATCAACCGGAACACCCCGTCAAAAACACCGAAGGGCCGCATCTTCATCTCCAAGGCGGTGATCCTGCTTTGCCTCGCCAAAAAGAGCCGCGACGCCGACCACCTGCAAAATTTCGTTTATGACCAGCAGGCCGGGCTGGAACCAGAAACCCTGACTGACGAACTCGAACAGGCGGGCGAATACATCCCCATCCCCGATTACGCATACGACTGCCACACGCCGCAGGGCCGCAAGATAGGCAAAACCAAGGCCGAGTTTTTCCGCGCCGAGCAGGACGCGCTGTCGCCCTTCATTCCCGGCCTCTTCGACAATCTGATTGATACCTGATAAACCACCAACCCCGAGATCCCATGGGCATACATCTGATGCAACCCCGCTTCCCGTTGGGAAGAACCTACGCCACTCCCGGTGCCCTTGCACTGGACGTGAACCTGTCATCCTACCTCCGCCGCCACCACTGCGGCGATTGGGGCGAGGAACTCTGCGCCGAAGACAAACAGGCGAACGAGGATGCGCTGAAATACGGCACCCGTTTGCTGAGTTGTTACCGGACCACCGTAGGCGCCCGCCTCTACATCATCACAGAACATGATAGAAGCATGACGACGCTCTTGCTGCCCGAGGAGTATTGATCGACTTCCGTTCAATCCGCATGCCAACGGAGCATTTCAGCGCCTAACGGCACTCTATCAAATGCGGATGGTGGATGTGAGGGTCGGTCATATAGACACACCTTGTGCGGATGGCGTGAGTCCACACGCCTGATTACGCGGCACCCAAGAGGGTGTCTTTTTTTGCGTCCAGGTGTCTGTTTCTCAGGCCCGTTCATTCCGCATGCCAACGGCCTGATAGAACACAATATGGCGTGAAAATATGGTGTGCATTGGCGTGCGGATGGTGCGCGACAAACGACGCGGGTGGCTGGCAGGAAGGAGGATGTCGGAACGCACAACCCTCCGGCCCCCATGAATGATGAATGCCAATGCAATGAACCGCCTGACCAAGTTCCGTGACACCGCCGCCGAAAACCTGAAGGATACCCGCATCAAGCTCGCAAGCGATGCGGCGCAGTCGAATGCGCACGACCTGGCCTATGTGCTTGCCCGCCTCGCCGAGCATGAGGGCCACCTGTTCGTTCTCACAGAAATCATCCGCTTGATGGATGCGGGCAAGCCCGAGCAAGTCAACGACTGGCTGATGATGCACGCCACCCGTGGTGCCGAGGATTCCTGGAGTGGCCGCACCAACGATGCCGCCCGTTCCCGCTTCGACGGGATTCTCGCCGCCATCCGCAAGGTGTCCGAAACCATCGCCGCCTGCTGAACCCCATCCCGGTCCCCATTCCATGAAATCACCGCGATACCTCCCCGGCGTCACCAGCCGGATCACCGTGACCAGCGTGCGCGAGGACGCGTGCGCGTTCAACGCCGACACGCCCGAAAGCCTGCTGCGCTTCTGGCGCGAGATCATCGCCCGTCAGCCCGATTTCGAGCCTGACAAGGAAAGCGTGGTTGTCGTGATGATGACCTCGCGCTTGCGCCCCCACGCATGGCACCGCGTGAGCCTTGGCACGGTCAACGAATGCCCCGTGTATCCAATGGAAGTGTTCAGGCCGGTGATCGCCTCTGGAGCCTACGGATTCGCCCTGATGCATAATCACCCCGGCGGCGATCCGAGTCCGAGTCGCGCTGATGAGGTGGTCACCCGCCGCATGGTTGAGGCGGCGAACCTGCTGCAAATCCGCTTCCTCGACCATGTGATCATTGGCGAACCGGCACCGGGGCGTTCCCCATATTTCTCATTCCGCGAGGCCGGGCTTGTGTCCTAACCGAACGATCCGCGAGTCATGGTCCTATATGCCGCGCGATACGTTCACTCCCACTGGCGGAACATGAGCGCAACCGACGTGCTTGTCCGCCGGACGGCCTGGGACCTCAAGGTGCCGACAATCCATGCCATCGAACTGGCGGCGCACATGATGGTGCCCTTGTTGGAACCTGAACCCTGCTGGCTTGTCCCTGTGCCGGCCTCGTCGGGCAGTGTCGCTGCCAACCTCGCGCTTGCTCTCGCATTGAAGCATCTCATACCTGGGGCGCGTGTCGTTGCTGGCATACGCCGCAGGCACCCCGTCGAATCGTCCTGCATCCGCCGGAAGCGCGGCCTCAACGGATTGGCCGTTGTGGAACATGCGTTTGTCAGATGTGTGGGACCGCTTCACAGGATGCCCGTGTGGTTTGTCGATAACGTCGTGACCACCGGCAACACCATCAAGGCAGCGCATCTCGCGTTCGGCACTGGCAACGGGCTGGTTTACGCCGACGCATCGTCGTTCCGGTCAGCGAGCTTGGTTTGATTTGCCGGATCGCCCGTTCATTCCGCATGCCAACGGCCTAACTGCCCGCCAAATGGCGTGAAAATATGGTGCGCATTGGCGTGCGGATGGTGCGCGACAAACGACGCGGATGGCTGGCAGGAAGGAGGATGTCGGAACGCGGGCACACATGCCCACTCCGGCCCCCATATCCAACCAGATCCACAGATGAAACCGCAAGATCCCCAAGCCGAATCCATCACCTTCGGAGTCGAACTCGAAACCACCATCCCCGCCACCGCCGGCCTCGTTGTCGGTGCCTATCATGCCGGAACCACCGTGCGCGTGGGGGCCGACACTCAAACCAACCTGCCGCTCAACGCACCCACATTCGACGGCAACCACTGGAAGGCCGAGCGTGATGGGTCCATCCGCGCCAACCCGGGCCGCGTGCCCTGTGAGTTTGTTTCACCCATCCTCAAGGGTGGCGAGGGCGTCGAGCATCTCTTGCAGTTCTTGGATTGGGCCAATGCCATCGGCGCGAATGTGAACGCCTCGTGCGGCTGCCACATCACCGTGGGCGTCGCATCCATCATCGGCACCAACGAACCGCAGGCGATGAGCGAATTCGCCCGCAAGCTCGCCCACATCAGCCGGTGGCACGCCATGAGCCTCTATGGCCAGACGGGCACCGGACGCCACCTCAACCAATACAGCCACATGCTGGGCGACGATGTCGGCACCTTGGTCAAGCGCATGGAGAGTGCGACCAACCCCACCCGCAAAGCCGATGCCGCCAACCGCTGCGGACGCGGAATGATCAATTTCAAAAAGCTCTTCAGCCACGGCGTGATCGAATTCCGCGTGTTTGCCGGCACGTTGAACCGCCACAAGTTGCTGCATCACCTCGCCACGGTGTTAGGGCTTTGCCGCCGCTCCGCCGAAGTGGAATGCCTGGGCGCGTTCTCGAAGAACAAGACGCAGGCCAAGCGCACGGCCACCGCAACCCACGCCCTGCGCTTCCTCTGGGATTACCTCGGATGGACCGGCAGCAAACGCCCCGTCGCCCTCGGGTTGGTCGGCCCCCTGCACGCCGAATTCAAAACCTACCGGCAGATCGCCGACCGGATGTGCCGCCGGTTCGATTCCCGGTTCCCCTGCGCCAATCTCTGAAACCCATAACTCCTAACCGAAAGCCAAAGCCATGTGTGTGATCCTTGTATGCCCTGAAAACATCCGCCCTGATAGCGCCACCATCGCCGCCTGCCACCGCGCCAATCCCCATGGTGCCGGTGTGGCGTGGCGCGAAGACGGCGTGGTCCGCTGGTTCAAAGGACTCGAACCCGACGAAGTCGAAAAGCTGATCGCCCAAGTTCCCGGCGAGATCGTGATGCACTTCCGCATCGCGAGCGTGGGCGAGGTGACACCGAAGTTGTGCCACCCGTTCCCCATCACCGCCTGTGCCACCTTGCGCCTGTCCGGCCATGCCCGCGCCGTGCTCTTCCACAACGGGACGTGGAGCGATTGGCGCGAAACCTTACGCAGGATGCCCCGTCACCGGCGGCCCGACGGACTTCTATCCGACACACGGGTTGCCGCCTCGCTGGTTGACCTGTGTGGCATGGACGTGCTCGACCGCCTCCCCGGTCGTTGGGTGTTCTTTGATAGGGACTTCACCGAACTCTACGGCGACTGGCAGCAGTGGGCTGGGATGCGCGTGAGCAATCTCGGCTTCACCCACCACCTGCGAGACACCCCGCGCCACCAATCCACCCTCAAGCTCTCCGCCACCTGCGGCAACCCGGACACCCGGAGCCGCCGCAAGTGACCCCACAAACGAAACCATGAACCAATAAACAGACACCATGAACCAACAAACAGACACCATGAAACGCACATACAAACTGATAGCAAGCCGCGGCAACGAAATCGTGTTCGACGACCGCATCCAAGCCGACAGCCCCCGCGATGCCCGGCGTGAACTGAAGAACCTGCTAGGGCTGCAAAGCCTGAGCGGCATCGTCTATTCCATCACCGAGATTCCCGTGGACCTGATCCGCGAGATTGTCGATGCCAGGATTGCCGAACTCGCCGGCGGGGCACCGCTCCAAACACCCGTGCCCGCCGACGTGGAGGCGCTCGTGATGGAACGCCTCAAGCCAATCCTTCGCCGCCTGGCCGCGCTGGAACAAACACCGGATGAACCCGCCCCCATCA